GCCGTTCGGCTGCATGACAAAGCCGCGCATCACGCCGCTTCCGCTCCCGCTGCCGCCTGCGGACATGCCTTCGCTCTTGTTGAAGTTGGTCGGCGTTCCCGTCGCGCCCACGCTCGCGACGTATCCATTCAGCGGGCAGGCGCCATTGCAGGGCGGGTTGCCGTCGAGGATGATGGCGCTGCTGGCGCTGGAATAGGCCAGCGATGGCACATTCATGAGGCTGAGGTTGGTGTAGGCCGAAAAGAGCGGATAGGTGACCGAACTGTCCGCCGTGCCATTCAGCACCCATCGGTAGGCAACATTATCCTGGTCCACCCCATACAGATAGGTCACGCCGCCGATCGTGGCCGAGAAGTCGAAACCATTTGGCCCGTAAGGCTGTGCAGGCAAATTCGCATACGCAGTCCATTTGTTCGTGGTGGTGTCATAGCCCAGCGTTATGCCCGCGTTGTGCGTGCCGCCGGATGTGGTGGTGCCGTAGATGATGACGTGACCATTGGCGGCGGTGACGGGCAGTATATACGCGCCATTCATAAAGTAATTGTTCGGGTCCGGCGCGGCCACGATGGTCGTGGCACCCGGCGTCCACGAATAAAGGCTATTGCTATTCAGCCCGTCCGACCACCAGACCTTGCCGTTGGCATAGACGATATTGCTCGTCAGCCATTGCCAGTTGCCGAATGGAACGGAACTCCACGTGCTGGTGACGGAATTGCTGGCGATATTGTATTCAAACAGCATGCCGCTATACGACCCGCTATCTGAATAGTCAAAAACCGCGCCGAACAGATTGCCCGCGCCATCGGACACGAGTGGCCCCGTGGTGATGTAGTAATCCTTGCAACTGCCGCTCGGCGAGTCCGGGATGCATAGCGAGCCGGTGTAGCTCCACATTTTGGTAAGGGTCTGCGCGTGGGCGGACAAGGCGCCGAGCACAAGGCATAGCGAGAGCGCAAGCGTTTTCATGACACTTTCCTTTGCAGCTATGAGGTTTTGGGTAGAAGGCTAATTCAGCCGGCGGCGGCATCCACCGAGCGGTGGAACTCATCAATGATAGGCCGCACCGCGTTCCAATCGACTGGCATGGCGCCGGACGCGATCAGCTTGCCAGTCGAGTCCTGTGTCATTTCCCACCGGTCGTATGGGCCGGGGACTTCGGGATAGGCGGTCAGCGTCAGGCGGTGCGGGTCAACCGTCATGCTGCGCCTGGCATCACAGCAGCGGCGCGAGCGTCGCCGCCGTCTGCGCCACGGTGGTCAGGATCGACAGCCCCAGCGATATGTCCGCCGCGGTCTGGCTCGGGTTTGGCACCGCCTTGGCAATCGCCGGCACCGTCGCCAGCACGGATAGATCGTTGAGCACGCCCTGGATGGTGGTGGGCGAGCTGGAGGCTGACAGTGCTGCGACGATCGGGCCATCGGTCGCTTCGATGGCCTTGATCTTGGCGACGATGGTGGGATCGGCCGCCGGGTTGGCGATGTATGTCGCCGCGGCCGCCGTGAGGTTGGCGTAATTGGTCGCGATCATGCCGGTGATCGAGGCATAGTTTGGCGGCGCGGCGGCGGGTGTGCCGGTGACCGGCGCGGTGCCTGTGGTGGAAGCGCAACCGGCGAGGGCGAGCATGGCGAGAAGGGCGAGGTTACGCATTTGGGGGCATCCTGAGTTTGAGGTGGAAGCAGCGAGGATATGAACTATGGAGTTTTGGAAGTCATGACTTCATCGTCCGGCACGACGCCCACTTGAACACTCCCGGCCTGAGAGCGGCGTTTTCCGTCGGCGTGCGAAGGCCGTCATACAAATGCAGTAGGTGCTTGTCAGCCCACTCCTGATACTTGTCACGAGCGGCAATGCAGGCCCGCTCTGTCGGGTAAGGTTGTGGATTGGTTTGGCTGCAACCGAAGCCGCAGGTCCATGCGATTAGGGCGTAGGTAAGCATTTCAGCCTCTCGGATCGGGGTTATTGGACGTGGCCTTGTGCGTCGAGTTCCATGCGCCGTAAAGCCGTTTTGCGAAAATCCGCGCTTGCCTGCAAAAACGTGTGCGCCAACAGCGTCGCCTCATCGCACGGCCAGGACGGCGGTTGCGCCCATTCATACGGGCCATCGCCGCGCACCAAGTAATAGTCGGACGAAAGGCGGCTTACGGTAATCATTTCAATGCCTTTCGGGGTTACAGGGCGAATCGCGTACGCAAGATATCAGCGTCAATGCAGTTCAGCGCTACGTCGTAGGCTGCTGTTCTAAGCGAACCTGCACCAACCTCGGCCTCGCTCATTACAATCAGGCACTGGGACATGCAATAATTGTCTGATTGTGCACTTTCAATATCATCAGCAAGTTCAAGCAAAAGTCGGGCAGTTGAAACATCAAGCGTACATGCCGCCAAGTCACGAGCCTTTTCAGAAAGATTAATACCCGCCACTTTAATACCAGCCAAAAGGCCGCCCCAGCACGCCCAGCACCAACATGATGATCACCAGAATCACCAGCAGGTGCAGGATGTTGAACCCGTTCGCCCCCGGCACCGCGGCATCGTTCGCCCGCCACTGGCTGTAGCCCCAGCCGCCACCGCCGAGCAGGACGATGACGAGGACGATGATGAGAATGTCCATTGAAACCGCTCCCTACGAAGTGAGTTCTTTTACAGTCCACATCACGCTTTCTTCCAGCGCGGTCAGGCCCAGCGCGCGATATCTGCCAGGCTTCACTTTTTCAAAAAGCGCCTCCATCTCGGCCGCTTTGGACTTGATGGCGTCGTGCAGCGCCTTTTCGTCATCCGTAAGCGCGCGATAGGTGGGCCGGAAGCGCGAAACCGGGTGCGCCACGTCGCTGGACTGGCGGGCGTCGGGCTTACCTTCAAAAACATGGGTCACTGAGCGAGGTCCTTTTTCATGGTCGGGGAAACGGGAACGATGCCGCTCGGCTGCGGCTGCGGCGCCACCGCCGCGCCGTGGTTCAGCCCGGCGGTGTAAGCGAGGATCATCGGACGGATATCGGCCGCCAGCACCGAAGCCGCCGGCGGCGCGCCCGTGGCCTGGGGAAACAGGATCAGCACCACCGCGGCAGCCAGGACGCCCACCCCGCCCACGATCTGCTCATTGGCGGTGTAGTGGCTGGCGAGGGCCGCGGCGCCCGTGGCGACCAATCCAGCGAGGCCTTGGCCGGTGGTGCTGGCGCGCGCCCATGTGGGCAGGCTGTCGATGATGCTCGGCATGGCGACCTCAGTTTTCAATGATGGCGGGATGCGGCGGCGCGCTGACCGGGTGATGCGGAAACAGATCGTCCAGCAGCCCGCAATTATCGACGCGCTCGTAGTAGAAGTGCCAGCCGTCGCCTGTCAGCTTTTGATAGAGCGTCAGATCGAGCGTGAAATCCTGCTGGCCGATCTTGCCCCACGGCACGTCGCGTTCTTGAAAAAACGCAACCTCAGTCGGAATCGTCAGCTTCGCGTCGGCGTAGCGCACCATCCGGCGCACCACGTAGGAGCCGTTGCAGGATTCCCGGTTTTCGTAGAGGTGGATATGAACCTTGACGGACGTGCCGTGCACGATGACTGACGAAACCTCGGCGGGCACTTCCAGCCGCACAACCGGCCCCATGTGCTCGAACGCACGCACCAACGTGATGAACGCCGCGCCCAGGAAGAATGAGCACGCCATCTTCACCAGCTCGATTTTTGTGATGTCGTGAACGAGGCCACTGAATGTGACCATCTGCATCCACGTTCCGGCAAATGGGTTTTTCATCTATGGGTGTCCGGTTATCTTCCAAAGCATGACGCCCCCCACCACAGTTCCAATGACGCCGGCGATCACGAGCCGCAAGATCGAGCTGACGGACCGCGCCTTATTCTGTTCGGACTCGAAGCCGCGGGTGGCGAAGTCCAGCACTTGCTCAAAGCCGGGCTTTTCCATGCCCTTGAGCTTTTTGACGAACTCCAGCGCGCTCTCGACCTCGGCGCTGCGGGCGCGCAGGTCTTCCGCGTAGGCGAAAGCCTTGCGCACTTTGATGAGAACGTCCGTTTCTCCGATCTTGTTCGGGTCCAGATCGAACATGCGCGAGAGGATATTGACGAGGGAAGAATACTTTTGCTCGGCGTTGGCGAGCTGCTGCGCAAGATCGTTTTCGGTCGGCATATCGGTTTGTGTATCCCGGCGCGCGTGGCTGCTACCAGCCATTGGAAGGGATGAGGCTACGCGGTCCCGCGCTAGCTCGCTGTGGCCGTGGCACTCGGCGTGCCTGTTGGGTTGCCGTGGCTGTCAAATGTCATGCGTGTGCCGTTCGCATTATAGGCCGAGACCCACACCGTGTAGCTGTCGCCGCTGACCAGGCTTGTCGATCCGCCGCCGGGAATTGGCGCCGTGCTGCCGATCGTCGCGCTATTGGACAGCGCCGCGAAGGGACCGAACACCTGCGCCAAATTGCTGGCGCTGCTGGAGCCGTGCAGCGCGGAAATCAGGAAATAGGTGGGCGTCGGCGTGCCGGGCGGCCGGGTCCACGTCACGTCGATCAGGCCGGCGCCGGCGTCGGAATCCGTGGCGGCCGTCATGCTGGGCACCAGGGCGGGCAGCGGCGGCGTGGTGGCGCCGCTATAGGCGGTGCCGAACAGCGTGTTGCTGGCGCCATAATAGGCCTGCAACTGGACGCTGAACGTGAATGCGGCCCCCACGCCGAAATTGGGCAGGCATGCCTGCAACGCCGCGGCCGGGACGAACACGCCGGTGGACCCGCCACCAGACGCCGAATAGGTGACGGTATCGGATCCGGCCGTGACGAGCACAACATAGCCCGATGGCTGCCCCGGTGCCACCGCGGCTGGCCAGACGATCTGCATGCCGGCGTAGCTGCCATCGGAATTGTAAATGTTCGTGGCCGATGTGATCGACGGCGGCAGCACATCCAGATCGGCCGACCATGGGCTTGTGACGCCGTTCTGGCTGGCCTGGATCGAGATGTAGAAGGGTAGCGGCACCGTGCCGCTATCGGTGTCGGCAGGAATCACGCCGCTCGTCGCGGGCGCGGCAAACGTCGCCGTGCCATAGGTCCGGCCCGACACGCTGGCGGGACTTTGCGACCACCGCACATTGACTTCGGCAGGTGTCTGGTTTGCCGCGTAGCTCCAGGAGACCTCGGCGCCGGACGAGGCCGGAAATGCGAAGCTGACATCTAGGTCGATCGGCGTCAGCAGATTGCCGGGCGTGAAGGTGTAAGGCGTGCACAGGTCCAGCGTCTGCGCCTGGGCACCGAACGAATTGACGGTTGGAAACTCGAAATACAGCGTCTGACCGATATAGGCCGGCGGCAGGGTGTAGGAAAAAATCTTGCTCGGGTCGATCCGGGAGAACGCGGCGCCCGCCGCATGCGCCGCCGGCGTGGTGCCATACAGGCCGCGCTCCAGAAAGGTCAGGCTGGCCGTGTAATCGCTCGCGGGGTCCACCGATCCATAGGCCAGCAGCTCGTCATCCACCAGGCACAGGGTCCGGTAGGCCTGCGCGTCGGCCTCGGTTGCTGTGGCGGGGATCACGCCCAAGCTTTCTGTCAGGTCGATCGCCAGCGTGTGGGTGGTGTCGAGGCCGGTGGCGAGCGGCAGGGCCGCCGTCAGCGTGCCTTGCAGCGATGACGCCGCGATCTCGCCGATCTGGGTATAGGTCACGCCATCGAACGAGACGAACACGCCGCACCCGCCGAAATTGGCGCCGCCGCTGGCCGCGATCCAAACCTCCGGCACGCCACCGGTCAGCGACAGGTCGGGCTGCACGAAGGCGGGCGTGTTGACGGACGGCGGCAGCGTGAGCTGGTTGAACGGCGCCATCGCTGCGGCGGGCTCGAATTCCTGGATGTTGGCCGTGCCGACGCCGTAGGCGAACTCCTCCGCGACGAAGGCCAGCACCCCCTTGTCGTCCTCATCCACCTGCTTGATCCGCACGGATGTCTTGGACAGACCAATATTGGGGTCCGTCAGCGTCACGATGTCGCCCGGTTCCAGCAGCAGGAAATAGTAGAGCAGCTTGAATTCGTAGGTGTTGCGGATGTACTGCGCGCGCTGGCCGATCAGGGACACCACCACGGCCGCGGTGGTGGTGTTGCAGATTTCCGCGCTACTTAGCGTGTTCGGGGCCTGCACGCCAACCTTGTCGATCGACGCCACGTCCTGCCACCGGAAGGGCGTGTCCTGGTAGGCGGGCGAATTGGCAACGCCGCCATTCGTGGTGCGGATCGAGGCGTTCAACTGCACCTGATTGAAGCAATCGGCGGGGTCTTTGCGGGTGACCTTGATGGGCGGATCGGCCTGCTTGCCGTTCTTCTCCATCACCACGAAATCGTCGGGCCCCAGATCGTAGACGGGCGTCAGGTTCGGGACATAGTTGACGCCGTGGGCGCTGATCGGCGTGTCGCCGAGCGGCACGCATTTGATTTGCGTGCCGTTCCAAAAAATCCAGAAGTTGCCGACATTGGCCCAGCGCTGGAGCGTGGTGGAAACCTGCTCCGCATCCTTCAGCAGCGGCGAGACGTAGATGCCGGCGGCCAGATTGTAGACCAGCAGTGTGCCGGTACCGGCAAGCGCGCCCTCGTTGAAATTGACCAACAGCGCGGGGTCGAGGTTTACGCCCCAGCGGGTATTGGTCAGGAAATCGGGGATGATGTCGCCGAAATTCGCGTCGGGCAGGCCGGTGTTGGCATTGTCAACGTGATAGCCGTTGAAGGTGCTGAATATCTCAAAATTGATGTTGGGCAGGGATGCGCTGCTGCCGAGTTGCAGGTCCGAATTGGCGTAATAGCAGGTGTAGGCGTAGGACACCGAGTGCCCATCCGCCACCGCGTATTCCCAGGGCTCTTGGCTCGACGTTCCCAGGAACAGGCCGCCGCCGAAGCCGTCCAGCGTAGTCTCCGACACGCCTGACCACATGCGGCCGAGCGAAACGGTGGAGCCCGCCGTCGCCCCCTCGCAGATCGCCAGCATGACGGCGGCCGAATAGGTGTCGTTATTGCCCTTGCCGCCCTTGCCGCCGCTGCCTTTGCCGCTCGTGTTGACGTTGAAATTCAGGTAATCAATGCAGTTGCCGGACAGACGCTGCGCGCCCCAGATGATCGGGATCGGCAGGCCCTGCGCGCTCGTCTGGATTTGCAAGCAGGTATAGACGGGCGGCTTGGCTTGCTTAACGCCGCTGGTGCCGCCGCCCCCGAGAATTCCCATCAGGCACCCACCCGCAACCGCGCCCAGAAGTCGTAGAAAATGTGCTGCCGCTTTGACAGATCAGGCCATGTGCGTGCAGTCTTGGTGCACCGGCGCTCGCGGCTATAAGCGTGCACCATCAC